GTTTTACGAACGCTGCCAGCACGGTTCCTGAGCGTGTTTCGTCTGCTTTCGGCGCGAAGCCGCAGACGACGATGGCATTCACTGGTGTTCAGGCTCCAGTGCGGACCATCGCTCACTGGGAGGCTGCCCACCGCAACGTTCTTGCCGATGAGCCGCAGTTGCGGTCGATCATCGACAACGAACTCCTCTACGGCCTTCGGCTGCATGAGGACTACCAGATCCTTTCTGGCGCTGGCACTAGCGAAGACCTCACGGGTATTCTGAACACCTCTGGTATTCAGACATACGCATGGTCCGCAGGTGCGACGCTTCCAGTTAAGGACACCAAGGCTGATGCGATTCGGCGTGCGGCAACGCTGTCGTTCCTCGCCTACTACGAGCCGACGGGTGTGATTTTGAACCCGAACGACTGGGAAGACATTGAGTTGGTCAAGGATTCCAATGGCCAGTATCTCATGGCTGTCTCCATCGTTCAGGGTGCAGAGGCTCGTATTTGGCGGATCCCCGTCGTGGACACTCCTGCTATCGCTTCTGGTACTGCGCTGATCGGCTCGTTCGGTCAGGGTGCCCAGTTGTACGATCGGGAAGAGGCCACGATCCGAGTCAGTGAACAGCACAGCGACTTCTTCGTGCGTAACGCCATTGTGGTGTTGGCCGAGCAGCGCCTCGCCCTTGCGGTGAAGCGGCCTGAGTCGTTCGTTAAAGTCACCTTCGACGCTGCTCCTTCCTAAGCCTTAGGTAGCGAGTAGGTCAGTGACCTGACCGTATAGAGAAGCCCCCCGGAGAAATCCGGGGGGCTTTCTCGTTCTAGTCTTTGGCGAATGTTACACGGATGCCAGAATCCGTGAATGTTGCAACTAGGGGTGTTGCACTAGATATGTATTCCATAGAGAGCGATGAACGAGGCATTCTTTACAGGACGCGGTTGCATATTCGGGAAGTGGGCCAGTGATGTCAGGGTTGGCCTCATAAACTCTACCGACGTAATAGCAGTGTCCGCAGATGTTTTCTATTTCGGTCCAAGCGCCCTTATCTATGGCTGCTTCTAAAGCGAGAATGACCTGATCTAGAGAAAGAGTGCTTGGTTCGCCCATGAATCCCATGTTATCGGATGGGGCAGGCTCCGGTTGCACAATCGTCGTCTATCAATTCACTGGCTCCAACACCGATTGAGATTTTTTCATTGTTGACGTTATTGAGCATCTCTTGGTAGGTGTTTAATGAAATTGCTTCTAGAGGTGCTTGGTCAAATCCATGTTCGCTGTGGAGAAGGAAAGAAACCGATTTCATGGCATGCCAATTCTTTTTAAGGAATTGTTTTACGTCGTTAAGTTCTTCGGGCTTGATATAGACCGTTACCGAAACAGCGTTGTCTGCCCAATCTCGTTGGAGCCTGCATTGGAGTTCTAATTGTTCAACGGCGGTCATGTCTTCAGCAAAGACTGTTGTCGCAGGAAATTGGCAGGGAAATTCAACGACTTTGGTTCGTTTGTCGTTAGTGACCCATTCAATATGGTAACCACGTTGTTCGCAGTATGTAAGGAGTGGGTCTCCGGCTGCCATTCGAACTCTGCGAATGTGATAGCGACTGTATCCGGGGTGGACGCCGGGGGTTACTCCAGCAAGGAGGCTGAGGGTTCCACTTGGTTTGACCGTTGTTAGTCGAACAGATGTGGGCCATTCTTTATAGGTGGACCAGTATCGGTCGTAGTCGCGTAACATTTCGTAAGTTGACGACAACCAATCCAGTTTTTCTGCTGCTTGTGCGATGCCGGAAACCCCAAGGCCAAGGCGCATGTTCTTGCTTGTTATTTCATCTGATTCGCGGTCCAGATAAGGAAGTGCTGCGACTGCTTTTTGGATTTTGTACAAAAGTTTTGAAATATCTATAAGTTCATCTTGCGATTCAACATTCGGCAGAAAAATGTCTGCGAGATTGCAGGACTCACGATTAGCCAAACCGATTTCGGCGCAGGGGTTAGTTCCTTCGATTGTTTCATCTGGGAGGATTTCATGGCTACGTCCAAGTTTCCGTGCCGCTTCCAAATTGAACAGACCGTAGGGTTCGCCGTTGCCGTGGTATCCATCCCAGAAAGCATTTGGTAGAGCATTCGTGTTGGCTGTGACAACACTGTTGTTGGACATGGCTCTGTGTGGTGGGATGTCTCCCAGATCCCACCGCTTGGCGTTGAGATAGTCGGTGTCGTATGGGTCTCCGAGAGCGATTTCTGCGCTGCGACGGACGTTTCCAGCAACGACTACAGACCCAATGATGTTACCGATGTCTAAGACTTCGGTTGATTTGAGGTGACGGCCTACCGCTTTATCTAGGAGAGCGCAGATTTTTGTGATGCCTTCTACCAGAATGCCCGGTCCTGATGCAGTGCCTCCAAAAGTTTTGATTGGGGCGCCTGCTGGTCTGATCATTTCCGTGGAGTAAGACAGTTCTGTTGGATCATCTTTGCTACCAAGATAAGTTTTCATCGCTCGCAGAAGGCATTCCGACCAACCTTCCCGCTTATCGGGTGTGATGTAGTCGGCGTCTGGGACGTTGTGATTTGTAACAACGCCCTGTCGAACGACTCCGAGACGTTGTGGGTGGAGAATGGAGAAACCAACGCCGCCGCCCAGCATGAGGCGTTCAAACATCCATGCAAAATCTTCGGGCTTTTTGATATCTACGAACCAGCAATTACACAAACTGTCGCCACCAAGCCGGAAATTGTTGGGGGTTCCCAATTGCCAGAGCATCCGTCCACCGGGTAGGCCCTTGAGGTTGAACATGTAATCGAACAAACGTTCGGATTCGTCTTTGGTGAGTTCGGCTCCGATTGCGTCAGCGCCGTCAACAACCCGTTGACAGGTTTGCCACCACTCTTCCGTTTGCCCGCTGTCCTCATCTACGATGCGAGCGTAGGTTCGTTTGTAAACGATGTAACCGAGTCCATCAAAACCCCATGGGGGAGTTTTTGAAGAGTAGGGTGCTAGAAATTCTTGTGATAATGGCATATCTATATCTACCTCTGGCGTATTGTGAGGTTTACTTGGAAGGACTCACAGTATGACACTTGTTGTTAATACTAAAAGGGTTAAATCAGCCCCAATTTTTCCGCCTCTGACCTGCTGATTCGTTTCCCTGCTGGTACCACTAGTACCTTTGCTAGATGATTACTTGAAAGCCAGCGTCGTTCGATAACATCTTCTTCGATGAGTATCGTGTCTTCTTCTTCTAGGGTTTCAAAAACAATCGTATGATCTTCTGGAGTGCAGTTTCCAGTGGGGTGGCCGCACACGATACAGGGACCTGCTTCCAAGGGAGCAAACTCCACTCCGGGGATGAAGGATTCGTTGTTTCTGCCGACCATTTACAGACTCTACACCAAGAGCGAGAGTTCTGGTGGGACGCGAAAAAGGGGGGCCGAAGCCCCCCTGTTTCACTCGTTAGGTTGTGGTGGGGACACAGTGGGGACTATGTTTTGTCACCACAACCTGTTTGATTTTGTGGGTTAGACGGTTTCGGTGTACCGTTCGTCTGCACCCAAAGCCTCGTATGCCTGCGAGTACAGTCGATTGTACTGCTCGGCATGCAAAGCCTCCAAAGCCTTGTGAGCCTTGTAGGCCGCTGTCATCTTGCGCCGCTGCCGAATCTTGCGAAGTTCGGCCTTTGCGTCGGCATCCTCCGTGTTTTTGGTGGCGGACAGGATGCTCTGTAGGATTGCCTGTTCCTCGTTGATAGTATCCACGGTTTTTCTTCTCCTGAGTTAGTAGGTAGTTACCGTTGAGGGAGAATGGTAACGAGGTGAAATTGTTTTGGCAACCTCGGTCTACGATTTTTTTTGTGTTGCTTTGATTGCTTGGAAAATTGTGAAGAAGATGACGAGCAGGAAAAAGAGTCTGGCGGAATCCATGAAACTGATGCCGGGTTTGGTGGCGTGAAGATTGGGATAAGCATTGTTGATGGTCATGTCGATGAGCATGAGTATGGTTCCGCCGAAGAAACTGATGACAGCAACGCCACCTAGAGCCACTAGAAGTTTGGAGATGTTTGAATTCTTTTTATGATACACTTCTTGGTCTTGTGACATTTTTTGTATAATCTTGTTGAATTCATTATCGCTATTCATGTTTAGTTACTTTCTTATTCACTATTTGGGAAATTCTGGATTTGGATAAGTCGAATTGTTTTGCCAATTCTGAAAGGCTGTGTCCTTTGGAGCGATAGAATAAGATCAATCGGTTTCTGGCCGAGTGTGAAGTAGTCATCGAAATGGATCTTACTAGTCCCAGAACCTCAAAGCAATGCGCTACACTTGCCACTAACCGCTGATAGGAGTTTGCCACATGCCAGTTCCTGATTCTTCAGACGACGAAGAAAGTCGTCGTCGTCGTCGTCGTCGTCCAAGAGTTGTAGATCGTTTCGCTCGCGGGGCGTCTCGGTCGGCTGCGCGTATTCGCGAACGTTTACGGGGTCGGCGTCGTAGCCGCTAAGGGGTAACTATGGCATTAGTTACCATTTCAGACCTAAAAAAGTATATGGATATTACGTTATCCAATACTCAATCTGATGCGGCACAGTTCATCTTGGACGGTTTGGAAGCGGATCTAGAGCATTACATTGGAAGGCCGGTTACGGCTGCTTCCTTTTCGGAGTCGCATGTTGCTCCAGCCAACTATTCTGGTTCGTCTCAATATAGTTTCTTCTACGATTACAATCTCGACAGGACCGGTACGGCTGTTGCGGATGTAACGAAGCCACCGTTTGTCTTGTATACACGCAGGTCACCTGTTGTTTCTGTGGCCAGTCTAACCGTACAGGGCCAGAGTGATTCCTCTGCCACGACTCAAACGGTTGGTACCGATTATGTGGTACGAAGATATGGCGTTGATATGTTTACAGTTCAAGATAACGATATAATTGTTATCAATTATACGGCTGGATTGGATGCCAGCGAAGATAATACGTCCGCGTTGAAATTGATACTATTGAGGGCCGCTTCTAGGGAAGTGCAGAACATGCATGACGATGTTGTGGGGATGAAAGACCTGACAACTAGAAATGTTGCTCCTCTTGCTACTGGCTTTACTGAGGATGAAATGAACTCTGTTAAACGGTGGCGTCGCGTCAGGATTGCCTGACATGTCCAGTGTTAGAGTTAAAACGAGGGTCTTTGGGGGCAGGAGACTTATTCGCCATTTTTTGATGGCCATGAAGCGCGGCGAAAGTTTTGCAGCGCAATATCGTTGGGCACGGCGTGAAATGATTCGATGGAACGCAAGCAACTTTGCCACTCTGGGCGAAGCATCTGGGAAACCTTGGAATGCCCTAGATACGGAATATCAGGCTTGGAAGATCGCTCACCATGGCGCAGTTCCAACGATGATTAGAACAGGAGACCTATACCGGGATCTCATCACATTGCGTGGGGGTCCGAATCACAT